AAGTGCTTGTTGCTGAGAACTTGAAAGAGCTTGCCCTCCAGAAAGAATTGCCTGCTGTTGAGCTTGAGTCATTTGACCTAACTGACTGCCTAATTGCCCGGTTTGTGATGCTCTGGCCATATCTTGTTGAGCGGCTTGCTGCTGAGCAGAAGAAAGAGCTTGACCTCCGGAGAGAATTGCTTGCTGTTGAGCATTGCCCAAACTGCCTGCGGTTGAAGCTAATTGAGCTTGACGAGCAGAATCTTGTTGACTTGCAGAGAGCGCTTGACCATAACCTGTTTGCAAAGCTTGTGCTTGTTGATTTAATACAGACTCGCCTGTGTCACGCAATGCCCGGCTACCAAACTCACCCATACGCGTTCCGCCAAATTGTCCCGCACGGATAAATGAGTCTGAAACTGCAGGCAATAAATTTTCGCTTAAATTCCTTGCGCCCAGTCTTGCAATCTGATCTGTCACGTTTGCAGTGTACGGGTTCATGTAGTCATTTATATTTGCTACTGAACTTTGACCTGCTTGTTGCAAATACGGCGATGCTGCGCTTAAACCACTATTTTGCAAACTAGATTGCACAAAAGGCGAAAGCGAACGGCTTGCTGCGCCTGTATCAATGTCGCCTAGTTGAGAAGCAGATTGTTGAAAATACGGTTGAGCTGCATCTACGCCGCTGGTACCAAGTGATCGTTGCACAAAAGGCGAAAGCGAATCAGAAGCTGCGCCATAATTTAAATTATTAAGCTGATCGGCCTGCCTAGTTAAATACGGTTGAGCTGCATCTACGCCGCTAGTACCAAGTGCTCGTTGCACAAAAGGCGAAAGCGAATCAGAAGCTGCGCCATAATTTAAATTATCAAGCTGCCCGGCCTGCCTTGTTAAATAAGGCTGAGCTGCACCCACACCGCTGGTCTGCATCGCCTGCGAGAGAAAAGGCTGCGCGGCGGTCAACGGGCTCATGCCTGCCGCCTGCGTCATGTAGGGCGATGCAGCGGCCATGCCACCAGGCGCACTGCTCAGGTTTTGAAGTCCTGTCTGCGCCGCCTCAAAGGCTGGCTTGTAAGCGCCCTGGCCTGCCTGAACAGCATCGTAGGCCTGTTGCTGAAGCGGATTGGCTCCGGCTACCAGCGTGCCTTTGTACGGTGTAAATGGCGTGTTGGCAACATTAGTTGACTGATAAATTTGATTAAAAATCGCATCTTGAAGCCACTTCGGAGTCTCGGTGGTACTGGTGACGTAAGACGTCGCCTTCTGGGGTTCACCCTGGAATAAGCTGGCCATAATTAACGAGCCTCCTTAATGTAAGAGAGCGGCGATTTGGCGTTCGCGCTGAACTTGCCCCGTGCCATGGATTTGCCTTTGTGTTGACGAATTTTAGCCCGCATCTCATCCAAGCGGCGAGCCCCGGCACCAGTTGATCCGTCGCCGAGCAAGGCCACGGTCTCCGCGTCCATCACGTACTCGCCGTCCGAGAGCTTGGCGTCGATCGAATCCGAGCGGCCCGTGCCGCCGCCTGCTACCATGTAGGCCACCCGACTCAGGGCGCCGCCACGAGCCATTGCCGGCATAGCTGGGGTTTGCTCTTCCGGGTTGTCGTACACGCCGCCGCTCATCTTGTCCCAGTTGCGGGCAACGTAGCTGCCCACAGGAAGGCCCTGCATCTTGGCGGCCGCGCCAATCGTGTCCCAGTTCCAGGTGCGCATCGGGCGGTTGAAATACTCCTGCTGCTCGGGCGTCATGCCGGCCGTGACCTGCTGAATTTGCTCAGGGGTTTCGGCGCTGTTAAAAAGGCTAAGAAGCGGAAGCATAGCCGCCGCGTTACCCAGGCTGAAGCCCTTGTTTGCCGTGCCAGAGCTAGATGCGGGGGCCGCCGGGGCCTGAGCCGCAATAGTATTAAGCGGGGAGACCTGCAGGCCGGTGCCCAGTTCGGGCTGCGCACTGGCCGCGCCCATCGCGTTGCTTTGCGGTACCAAAGAGTAGTCCGCTGCAAACGTGTCGCCCTTAAAGCTCGTTGTGTCCGGGCCGGACAGGTTGTAGTTTGTGCTCAACCCCATCTCAGGCATGGCCTCAGAATTAAAGCTGTCAGCCTTCAAGCCCTCCACAGCCATGTCGGACGGGGTTTGCTTGAGGCCCATATTTTCACCACTACCTGAGGACAGGGAGTAAGTCGGGTTCTGATAGCTCATGCCCGCCGCCAGTCCGCTAAGCCCGCCGGTTATGGCGGCCTGCTTTGGAGTAGCACCCATGGTCAGCGCGTTGCCAAACTGGGTGCCCGCCGTTTGCAGGCCCGAGCCCAAGGCCCCGCCAACACCGCTTGCCGCATTCGACAGCGCGCCGCCAGCGTATCCGCCCAAAGCGCCTGCAGCGGCACCTTGCGCAAAACCCTCTCCGCTCAAAGCGCTTTGGGCTCCGCCAATAAGCGAGCTGCCGATCACGTTTTGCGTACCTTGGCTCAAGCTGGTGCCTAGCGCGCTGTTAACAGTACCTCCTAAAGCAGAACCTGCGCCGGCGCCTAAAGCCCCTCCCAATGCGCCTTTAAGTACATTGCCGCCAGAAGCCGCAGAGCTCAATCCGCCAATGGCCGCACCGCCGAGCATTGAAGCTGCGGTGCCTGAAGCGCCCAAAGCCGCCCCGATCGCGGTGCCGATACCCGGCGCAACAATCGAAAGAATAACCGGCAGGAAAGCCGCAATTTTCTTGAAGACCTTCTTAAACGTCTTCTTAAACCATCCAAACTCACGCAGTCCGGTTTGGGGGTTGATCGTTCCGGAGCCGCCGTAGGACTCAAGAAGGCGGCGCTCAAATGGGTTGATGTGGGCCAACTCACTGTCGCCGTTGCGACCCATGCGGGCGATGCGGTTTAATCCGCCTTGCGCAAACCCTGGGCCGTTTTCGCTCATCTGCTGCTGCACAACTTTAAGCGCCAGCAGGATTACAGTCAGCGGCGTGGGGTCAAACTGCTCAGGCAGATCTTCCGGGTCGATGATTTCGCTCTGCACTGCGGTCTGCACAAAGTCGCCGTATGAGTCTGGGTTTTGCAGCACAAACTCAAGCACGCGAATAATCGTCTCGACCGACTGCAGCGTGACGTCCGGGTCTTGCAAAAGCCCCTGCACAGCCTCGCTGACAGCGGCTTGTACTTCGGGGATCTGACGGATTGCGTTTAAAACATCTTTATTCATGATAGTGCTCCAACCAGCCTTTCGGCCCATTCTTTCCAGTTGTTAAAACCGTACGGATTCGGCAGGTTCCCCGCAATAGTCGTATTGTTCAAAAATTGCATCCCCCAGTCCTGCCACTGGTCCGGGTCTTGCAGGCGACCAAAAGAGCCAAAAGCGTCAAGGTCAATAACCACCTGCGAGGACCAATCCATCAACTCCATCCCGGCGGGCAGGGTGATAATCATCCGAGCACCGTCCTGTCACCGGCGTCAAGGTGCCCGATGATTTGCCCCATCTGGTAGTCCCCGTACAGCGCGTTTGACTCAAAGCGCACGCGCAACTCTCGGCGCTGTTCTTTGAGCATGACAATCTGCTCAAAGGGTTGGGCGGCCTGCTCAGGGAACGTGAAAATTGAGCTCGTCACCTCAGGTGCCCGGGCGTTGGCCCGGCCCGTGACTTGCACGGTCATGGGGCCTTTTTGCACAAAGTCGGGCTCAATGGCGGTAATGCGTAGGTAGCCGTCTTGCCCCTGCGCTACGGAGGACAGGTCAGCAGTCTCGAAGTACGACTGGATTGGCGCGGCCAGGGTGCCGTCAATCTCATCAACGCCCTGCTCATGGACCCAAGTGCGGTAGCCGCTGGCAGCGGGCATGGCGTCAATCAGGATGGGCGCCATGAAGGCGTTGTTGTAGCCCCCTGCAGAGCGGCCAGACTCCGGCAGCGCCGTGTCGTACCAAGTGTTCTCGCGCACGTTGTAGATCACCGCGTGGGTGCATTCGGTGGCGTCGCCCTTTGGGTAGCACCACCAGATCTCGCCGAAGCGTGGCACCTTGTAGGCAAAAACCTTGCTGTTCTGCTGAGGGTTCAAGCCCTCAAGAAAGTAGTTGATGTTCAGCTGGTTAGGCACCTCGCGCACCACGCCGTTAAACATAAAGAAGCGGTCAACGCCGGCCCAGTAAAAAATGCCTTCGTAATCCACCACCGAGTCGGCCGACAAAATAGAGGTGTCAGAGGCTATGACGTCAAACTGAAACACAGTGGCTCCACCCGAGAACGTGGCGCGAATCACCGCGTCGTAGGCCCAGAAGATGCCAGCCGGGGCTGAACCCGCACCCGCGCGCAAGGGCATACCCTTGACTATCTTCTGGCTCCAAACCCGGGCAACACCCGAGCCCGAGCCGGTGAGGTTGGTGGGCTCGCCGGGCACAGACCAGCCGATGATGCCGGCCGTGCCGTAGTAAAACAGGTACGGATGCAGCGCCACGATGCCGCCCGTAGCATTTGCGCCGGCCGGGAGCTGAACACTTTTCAAGGCCGCCGTGCCAAGCAGCTCGCCGTAGAAAATCTGCCCGCCCAAGTCATTGCACAGGCACAGGCCGTTGGGCGAGACGTGTGCGAGCAGCGCGTTGTAGGAGGTCGACGAGTCGAACACGGCCTGGAACATCCAGCGGTTTGCGGCGGACTCAACCAGCGCGTCTGAGCCGCCCACCATGTCGGTCTTGCTGGCTGTGATGGTGGTGGTGGACGCGATAACCACGTAATCGTTGGTCTGCACTCCGGCCGTCACAGCCGTGATCGTAATCACCGAGCCAACAGCCGCCGCCGTGTAATCAGGAACAGAAATGTGCAAGTTAATATTTGTGGCCACCGCCGCTGCCGTGGTGTCTAGGTCGGTGATAAAGGCCACAGCGCCGGACATGACCGGTACCCCGTCAATCGTAATCCCGTCAACCGAGCCCGCCCCCCCGCCCGTGAGTGCTACTGAGCCGGTAGCGGCCACCGCCACCGGAGTGCGGCTTGAGATGAGGCTAGAGTTCTTGCTCGAATCAATTGTGAACCGCTCAAGCGTGTTGGGGCCGCCGCTGTGGCAGTACTGCAGCAACTGCTGCGTATAGCTCATAAAGCCGCGTGAAATCTCGGCCAGGTACTTTGAGATAGACCGGTAGCCGCCGATCTTGCGCGGCAACCCCCGCTGGAACCGCACCCACTGCCCGTCGGTGTAGAAGTCGCCTTCAAACTTAGTCCCATCCCGTTTGATACCGGGCTGTGATCGTAGGATTTGGGTGGGCATTAGAACGTCCCGCCCACCACCACGCCCGAGGGCGCAACGCCCAGGGCCGCATAAGCTGCCAGGCCGTCAGCAGCGGTAAACACCGCGTCGCCGACTGCTGTGGCGCCAAGGTTGATGCGGGCGGAGCCATCCGTGGTGGCGCCAGTACCGCCATCGGACACCTGGATCGGCACAGCCAGGCCGCCCGTGTCCGCATTGACCACGTCTGTACCGTCTGAGTACAGAATAGAGCGTGAGCCGCTTTCCACCAAAACGCCCGAACCTGTTGAGGTTTTGATCGTGAAGTTGTACGCGCCCGTGGTCTGGTTGTTGACCCAGTACTGCTGGACGGTGGCCGGGACGATGATCGTGCGGTTGCCAGTCAGTGCGCCAGTGAACGCGTAGGCGATCCGGTTCAACTCGGTGCCAGTCAGCGTGTAATTGCCAGCGCCGGACACGCTGATCGAGGTGTAGTCGAACGCAAAGGTAGCCGACTGTCCAAAGCCGATGGTGAAGTAGTTCGCACCGTCGGTCACGATGATGGCAGACTCGCCGGGCTGGAATGAAAGCGTCGCCGCGCCGTCAATCAGTGGTGTACCCGAGGGGTTAGCTACAATTGCGCCCGAACCCGAGTTACGCAGGTAGGTGAACCAGTTGCCACCCACGGTGGTCGGCGCGGGCAGGGTGAGCGTACCCCCCGCGCCAGTCCAGACAAACATCCGGGCTCGATCCTGTGCCCCGGCCGTGTAGCTGCTATTGAACTGCGTGACGGGCACCGACTGCGAAAGCAGAGTACCCGTGGCCACGATGCCGTTGCCGGCCAGCGATGAGGCGTTGACCTGAGAGGTGGCCGCGCCGTACTGGAGTGCCACCCAAACGCCGCCCGCCGTGCTGTTGTCTGTCAGGTAAATCTGCCAGAGCGTTCCGGGGGCTACGGTTACCACCTGCACGGCCGAAGCGTTGAGCACGGTGAAAGTTTCCGCGCCCTTGTTGTTAAACAGGATCGTCTGTCCAGTACCGGCTTTGTTCGCCGGCGGCAGTGTGATCGCAAGGCCCGCAGACGCCGGGGCGACGTCTATGATTTTCGTGGCCAGGTTCTCACTGGTCGAGGTCTCATCCGGCCAGCTAAGCACAACGCTCGTAACCAGGGCCAAACTGCTGTAATCCACCTCGCTTGGGTAGATATTAGCGCCCCCAAAAGTGTCCGTGTACGTTGTCATTTTGTTGCTCCGTCTGGCGCTTTACGCCTCAGTCCTTTGGGCGCTGCGGTCCATGATTTTCTTGAGGTCTTCACCGTTGAGCGCCTGCGCGGCGCGGTCGTACATAGCCTGCCAGGTCTGGATGCGCTCGTCTTTTTTAAGAAACGGCGAGGCCTCCAGCAGCGTGGCGTAGGTCAGCAGGTCGGGGGCGTACTCGGTGATCCAGTTGGTCTGGAAGTCGTCGCCCAAAAAGCGCGGCTGCTCGTAGTACAAAATCTCAAGCGTGCTTGCGGCAATCGGCGTGGGCGTGATCAGCCAGTGGTTGTAATCGTAGTCGGCATAAAACTCAGGGGCCGCTGTTTCGGCCTCGTTGGGCCAGTAGCTGCGGCAGTACTCATAAGCGCGCGCAAAGATAGGCTTCCCGTTGACCGTCATGCTGATCGTGTCGCGCCAGCGGTCGGGCTTGCGGTATGTTGCGACGTCAATTTGCAGTGGGGCCTGAACGGCGCGTATGAATCCCTGAATCTTCAGCTCGCGAGAGATGCGGCGCTCGCCCAGCGTGATCAGCCGGGGCATCTGCTCGTATACGATCTGATCGCTCTCGGCAGTAAAGCCTCGTTCGAGGTAACGGCGAACGTCCTCGAGCAGGCTTGTGTAGGTCATCGTGTAGCTCATGTGCTCTCCGTGGTGGATGAGCCGCTGATGCAGCGTGCGCCGGGTTTGTGAATTATAACCTTGAAGCCGCCCGAGTTTTAGTAATCAAGGCCTCGGGTGTGCCCGGCTTTCATGCCGTTAGTTGTTTGGATAGTGCGCTGACTTCGGCGACTCGGCGGCCCCAGCCTCGGCCGAAGGTGTCCCAGGTGGCCAAGTTCTCTAAGAACTCTAGCCTCTTGGCCTGGTACGTTGTGATGAGGTCAGCAACCCGGTGGCCCTGAACGGCTCGCAGTGTAGCAGGGCCGACTATACCATCGGGCACAGCGCCAGCGGCGCTTTGCAGCCACTTTGCTGAACGGCTTGGGCCGGAGTTAACCGCACCGTCAAAGACCACGTAATCAAGCCCTGCGGGCAGGTCGTCGCCTTTAATCTTGTCCCAGTAAAGTTGCTTGTACATTGGCCCGATCAGCTCCGGCGTAAGCGCCCGCATTTCGGCCTCATCAACTTCGCGGCCAATCCAGTTTTCCCAGACACGTTTTGTAACTCCGAGATTGGTTATCCCGCCGGGATCTTTTGGGTGATTGACAAAACCACCTTCGTGGTGGAGGACAGATTCAAGCGCCGCCACCCCAGCCCACAAGCGGCACAACCTCGGCAGGGCCAACATTGATCTGGTACGCCGCCACTACGGATGCGCCGCCGCCCGGAGAGCCTGCTATTGCCGTTGCATTGGGCGTA